AACCTTAACACCAAACTCATCTGCAAGTTCGATAAGATATTTATTAATCTGGGCTTCATTATGGGGCATTACTTCAATGTAATAGTCATCTTCAAAGCGTTCTTTAAACCAAGTAATATACTTTTTAGCAATTGCAAACTCTTCTTCTTCAAGTGCTTTAACCAAAACGCTACTTGGACATGCAGAGGTTACAATAATTCCTTCTTTATATTTTTCTAATATAGTAAAATCAAACCTTGGCTTCTTAAAGAAACCATCTGTCCAAGATAGTTCACTAATCTTGTTAAGGTTTTCTAAACCAATTTGATTCTTGGCTAGAAGGATAATGTGATTGTAGACAAGATCTTGTTGACCTTCTCTTTCAGACTTATCTCTTGTATCAGATATGTCTGCACACATGTATCCTTCTAGACCTAGAATTGGCTTAATGCCCTTTGCTTTTGCAATACGGTGCAGTTCCCTATGCCCAGATAAAGTACCGTGGTCAGTGATGGCAATTGCTGGCATCCCTAACTCAACTGCACGGTCAACGTATTCTTCTGGAGTAGCAATCCCATCAAATAAACTAAAATGGGTGTGGACATGTAAGCCGACGTAGTTCATATTACCAGTCAGCGTTTGTTGCTGATGTGGCAGATGGGCCATCAAAGCCCAAGTAGAACGCTTCTTGTTCTGCGTATGGAATCTTGCGTAGTGCAGACTCTAGTGGATAAGGTTTGATATCTCCCCAATTAAATGGTTCCTTATCTGGTGCTGATGGAATAAGTGTGTAATTGGTTTCAGTACCCTGACCATTACGCTTTAACTTCCATTGTACGTTTGAAATGCTTCCTGTTTCAAGAGCATACTCACGAATTGTATTGAATGATGATTGCTTACTGATACCCATTGACCAGATTGCAACATAAGGTGCTTCAATGCCGTCATCTACAACTACGTTGCAATAGAAACGAAGACGTGCTCTCCAGCCAGCCTTTGGATCCTTACGGTGCATCTCTTCTGCCCAGTCACGACCTTCTGTATCCATTGTGTCTACAGCCTTGCGCTTATAGTCTTTTGGATTTGTGTGTTCTGATACAACAATTGCTAGACCACGATCAGCACTATAGTTTGCTGAGTCTTCATCAAGTTCTTCTACAAACCTAATCTTTACTGACTGACCATCGGCAAGTTTTAGCCACTTAACCTTTGGACCATCGCCACCCTTTGGGCCATCTAGTACTGGACCCATTTCTTTTATTCCTCTTAGTATTGCCATGTGTTTTCTCTTTTCTGTGTTATGTTAGTTTAGCATAGACTGTATTGATTTGTCAAACTGGAAACTTAGTTCTTGAATTGACTTATCGTCCATGTCGCCTATATCTTTATATTCTTTATTTAGTTTTATTACGGACACACGAGAACCAAGTTTTTCAACTATCTTAGTTTTCATATTTCCACCTGCTTCATCGTTATCCGCAATGACAATTATATCATTAAAGTACTTTTGAAGCAATTCTATTTGTATGTTTGATACGTTAGATCCAAGTGTTGCTACCGCTGGAAAGCCACACTGATCAAGTCTAATAGCATCAAAAGATGACTCTACGACGTATACTTTGTCAGAACTTTTAACTCTGTGCAAATTAAACAGTGTCTTTGATTTTGGAAGTCCTGGGGTATTTTTAAATTCTTTACCCTCAATAGATCTTCCAACAAAGCCAATAGGCATTCCGTCTGGGCTATGAACTGGAACAGTTACCATGTCTTGTTTTTCTGAGTAACCCAAAGAAAATTTTGACCAAGAAGAAAGTTCAATTTTACGATACCTAAAATAATCTTTTGCCCTATCTGATGAAACAAGATTATTGTACAAACGCTTAAGGATCAGTTCATCAAACAAAACAAACTCTGGCTTTTTGTAAAGGGCCCTATCTATATCTTGCTCTATGCTTGTTTCTGTTTCTTTGCTCTTGATAAACCTTGCAGCCTCAAAGTATGTTCTATTAGACATATGCATTACAAACTCTGTTAGTCCAGTTACGTGGTGGCAGGCAAAACAAAAGAAAGTTCCGTCTTGCTTATCTATTTCTCCTGCGGGGGTTCTATTATTGTTATGATATGGACAGAAAATTATATAGTCTGAGTCAACCTCAGACTCAATCGTTACACCTGTTCCCGTAAGGATTCTTTTGATTTGCTCTTTTGTGTAAAGATTGGTGTGCTTACGTCTATTCCTGATATCCATTCGCTCTGTCTTCTTCCCGTATATGTTCCGTGTACTGTTAGTTGAAATTCAAAATATTTTTTCTTACTGTTATAGTCTAGCGTAAAATCTGGAGTTATGTCAAGCCTTGGTACATACCCTGAAAGTCGCATCTCAGAGTCAAGCAGCCTGACATATTCATCCTTAAGTCTTCCGAGTGATGCTTCATCGTGTATAACCCCGTCAAGATAGAACTTTTTGATAGGCCTATGGTGATAAAAGGTCGGAGGAAGATTCTCGTGATTTTGTTCCATACCATATTATAACTACTTATCTTCATAATCTTTATATCTGTAATATCCCTTGTCAAAATCAACCTGAACAAGAAAGTCTCCCATAAATCCATTACGGTTCTTTCTAAAAGCACATTCAATAATATCGCTATTAGATGCTCTTCCAAGAGCAATAACCCAGTCTGCATCGTATGCAATCTGTCTTGACCAGGCAGTTTGTCCAAGTGTAGGAACTCCACTAAGATCATTAACATCATCTGGCGTGGCAGAGGAGATAGCAATGATAGGAACTTCTTCTCCAATAGCCATTAGTTTAAGTTCTCTTGAAAGGTTCTTCATTCGTACCGTTTCATTATCTGACTTCTGATTGGGAGCCATCAACTGAAGGTAGTCAACAATTACAAAGTCTGGCTTGTATTGATCAATCTTTCCACGAAGAACTGAAGGGTTGATCTCTCCACCTTGATCGTTAGAGATAATATGAAACTCTGGCTTACCCTGTAGATGCTTAGCATGCCAAGCCTTAAGAGTATCTAATTCTACATCTCCGTTACTTAACTTTCTGTGTGACCAAAGACCTTCACCCATAATAGTAAATACACGGTTACGTACTTCTGTCTCTGACATCTCAAGTGAGATTACAAGGGGTGTCTTACCCTGCTTCCAAGCCTGTACAGCAAAGTATAAGGCCATCCATGACTTTCCTATACCTGGGTATGCTAAGAAGACTCCTAACTGCCCTGGCATAATTCCAGAAGGAAGATAGTTATCAAACCCTGGAAGGTTAGTCTTAATACCAACATGTCCTGCTGCCTGCTGAATCTTTAGATTCTCAAAGTATGCTACTGCAGATTCAAGATCTGTAACATCAATATCACGAATAGCCGAAGTGTTTTTCTTTAACTCTGATGTTTGAGTAATTAAATCATTGAGAGCAATTGTACCTTGATTGTTTTGAACATTGCCTGCTGCTGACCTCAGTATATCTTTGAGGCTGTCATTTAAATATTCACCCTGCAACTCTTCAAGGTGGTGCTTAGTTGCTCCAACATTTTCTATTGGAGAAAAGTCTCTAAATTTTTCTGTAACAAGTTCTGCAGGTGGAAGTGATTTATTATTTTCAAAATATAGTCTGATAAAGTTCCAGATGTCTCCATGTGTTCTGAGAAGATTATCGACATTTGCTTGCAAGAGTACATGGATCTGCTTATCTTGAAGAACTGCAGTAATTAGTTTTGACTCTGTATTATTCACTTAGCCACTCCTTTGCCATTCGTCTACGCTCTGCTCTCTCTTCTGTATCTCTTGCTTTATCTTTCTGTGCCTGCAATATTTTTTCTGCGTTGTATGCAAAGTAATTCCAAGAAGGATTCTCTGCAACTGAAAAGTAATACTCAAGTATATCGTAGCATCCAGAGATTCCGTATGACTCTACAAGAGCATCTGAGGCCCATTGCTCTACGTTTAGATTAAGTGATGGCTTTGATTCGTACCTTGCGGTATGATACTTGCTGTATCTTGAAAGCAAAGCCATACGGTCTTTGCGTTCGGCCATTACTCGTTAATTTCAGATTTTGCTTCGTTAATCTTTTCAGTTAACTTATCTTCTACAAATTTATAGACACGTTCAAATGCGTCATTTGTATTTTCTCCATTGCGCTTACTGTCAACAACGCCAAGATCAAGTCTTAGTGATTGAAAGTTGCCAAGGTTAAGCGTGTATCCAAGTGTAACAGATACCTTTGTCTCTTCGTTTTCCATTTCATACCCTTCGTTAAATAGATTCAGACCAGATTGGAATGAATCGCCCATCTTCAGTTCTCGTATATGTAAGTATACCATCGCCCATTCTTCGTGTCAACTCTTGCTTGCTTGGGGTGATATCGTTTGTTATTAAATTATCTTTTCTTGGTCTACCAATATGGTGTGTAGCAAGTATATCACGAATCTCTCTTACCTGCGATTCTGAATAATATGATCTAACTTGAAAACCTCTTGCACCACCTTTTTGAGAGCCCATAGGGAAAGGAATAACCCCTCTCTTCATTAAGTCTGGCATATATTTTTTATGACGATTAACTAAATCAGCAGTCTCTCTAACTGTGTAGGCTCGTTCTCTTTTCTTTTTAAAATCACTAATTAAACAACTTTCAATTTGATCTTTTGTAATATTATAAACAGACATTATTCCATTAGATTTGTTAAGGTGGTAAACTCTTACAAGGTCTCCATTAAGAAACCAAACCTTTTTATTCCCTGGAATTATAGGGAGGAGATTGTAGCCTTCGCTCTCAATACTTCCTTTTTTAACAGCCATGAACCCTCCGCAGAACTTGTTGGGGGATTATAAAAATTTCTTGATCCGCAAGACATGCAGTATGTTTCAAGGTGTCCAATCGTAGTATATTGTCTGTCAAGGAACATCCTGCTTTTACATTTTTTACACTTCAACATTAGTTTGGTATACCAATGATAATTAAATTAACATCTATTGATAAGTCTCCAGATGTATTAAATCTTACAACTCCTTCAAGTCCAGAAGTTGTTATGCTTTTTAAAACAATTGTAATATTTTTTCCAGCAACTGTGTTACCAGTATTTATTGCTGTTGCTGTTGCAATTGGAGCATATTTAAATTCTCCAGGGAAAGAGTATGTAAATGATTTTTCTTCTCCAGCAGTAATCGTTCCGCTACTTACTACACGAACATTTCCACCAATGACTCTGGCTTCGCTGCCTTTTATACTTTGTCTACCAGCATTTGGGGTATCAATTGATGTATATTTATATGTTGATGGGGAGATTGCAGAAGATAACTCGTTAACTACCTGGGCTAATTGAGAAATATATGTAACATCTAGTGGTTGCCCACGCTCAGGTAAAGGAATTTTTGCCATAATACTATTATACCACTAGGCTTGCTTGATCAGACTCAAACAAGGTAGCCTTGATAAATCTTTCTTTAGGAAATGTTGGAACTTGAACTGCAAATTGGACTGTATTATACCCTGCTGGAACTAGAATAGAGTATGAAAAGGTTTGAATAGAGGCAACATATACAAATGCATCGGCACCCCACTTAACGTATAGATCAAAATCAGACTTTAGGTTTGCTGGTGGAGTCCAAACAATATTAGCAACTTGCTTGTTTTCACTAATAACTACAGAGTGTGCAATCCAAGCCTCTGGTGGAGTTGTTTCTCTATTTATCTCAGGCTCAACATCTAGTTTATATTTTGGAGACCAGTGAGAAGTTCTGTTTCTATCTTCAGAAACTATTCTATATCTAACTAAATAGTTTTGTGACACTCCGCTAAACGCTGGAAGATCTTTCTTTTTAATTATTACTTTTTTTACTGTTGGATCTGACACTACAGAACATCCATCCCAAACCTAAACTCAATATGGTTTGTAGTATTTGCATTCTTAACAATTGGTTCTGAGTTAGTATTTTTAATTACTGAGTATCCAGACAAACCATAAACTGGATTAGAAGAAGTTGTATTCTCTAGTCTTAAAGCATCTAAACAAATATAATAGTCATCAGATTCTGCTTCATCTTTAATTACTGTTGCGTAAACCTTTACCACGTCTACAACGTTCCATGTGAATCCAGTGCTCTTGTATAAATTTTCTAATTTTTTCTGTGACACAAAATATCTGTTTGTTGCAAAGTCAACTCCTACATCTGATTCTTTTAAAATTATTTCAAATCTTGCAGATTGGCCAGTTCCATGAACGTCAGACTCTGCAAACTCAACCATTATTCTAACCTCATCTGGCTGGATGCTCGACTCTCCGTCTTTATTGATTACTGAAAATGCTAATCTTAAATCATCAGTTGGAGCATTTTTATCAAAGTCTATTTCTTGACCAGTTAAATGAATATGTTTTGCATTTGATGGAACAACAATTCTTCCTGCTGAAACAGAAAGATTGCTTAAGTCTCCACGAAGAACCATAATATTGTTTAAAAATCTACATCTTTCGTATCGTGAAGATCTTTCCTGGTTTGTAAAAATTCTGTTATCTGCGTTAGTTTGAAAAGCCTGACTTGTTGTACTTATAATATTATTTGGAGGAGTTGATCCTGAGTCTAACG